CGCGCTTCTGATGTACGTGCTGTAAATATTCACGCCGCTCGCGCAGTGTTTCCATTGAGGCGACATGACGCGCCTCGCACTCAACCCGCCAGTCGGAGCAGTAGTTACAGACCTGCTGACCAGAGATCAGAGTGACCATCGTCCCGGTCTCGCACCGCTGGCAGCCGAGGCAGCTCATGCCCGCGCCCCATACTTCGCCATGCGCGCGCGCATCACGTGCCGCGCCCACAGTTCAGGCCGCTTCATCCCGCGAGAGCGTCCAATCGCCACCAAGTCGGCTTCGGTTTTGGCCTTACTCTGCTTGTGCAGCTGCTGCCTCCGCACCAGGCTCGGATCGACTTCCTGAAGATCGCCATCGACGTGGTCAACCTCGCGGGCTTGGGTGACGAACTGGTGGCCACAGGAACAGTGGGTCGTGGCCGAATGGACTGTGGCGAAACACGACGGGCAGGTCTTGACCGGAACCTCGCTGCGCTGCGCCCCGCGCTTCTTAGCGGAGCCATCCAACGACCAGTCTCGCTCCTCATCAGGCAGGCCATGCCGCTTCACATTGCCAGCGTGATCCAGGATGATCGCCTCTTCCTTCCCCAAAGCCGTCCGCAAAGACCGGCCTACCTGCTGCAAGTACAGTCCGAGCGATTGTGTCGGTCTAAGCAGGATCGCCGCCTCGATCGAGGGCACGTCAAATCCTTCAGATATCAAATCGCAGGACGTCAACACCTGCACGCGCCCCGCCGAAAACTCGGACAGCACCGAAGCGCGCAGCGTCCGCTCCATACTCCCATCGATTGACTGCGCCGGAATCCCCGAAGCACGAAACTGCTCGGCGACGTGGTAAGCGTGCTCGACACTTACGCAGAACGCCACCGCCCGACGGCCTGATGCCAGCTTCTTGTAGTGCGCCACAGCATCGCCGGTGATCGACGGTTTATCGACCGCCGCCGCAAGCTCGCCCCGGACAAAGTCACCCATCCTAGTGTGCACGCCGGACAGATCGATGCCAGCCGGAGCGAACAGGCGGTACGGTGACAGCGCGCCCAGATCAATTAGCTCGCGCACTGTTGGCCCCTGCACCATGACATCGTACAGATCGCCCAGGCCAGCGCCGTCCAGACGGCAAGGTGTGGCTGTCACGCCGAGCAGCTTCGCCTGCGGATTCGCTGAGATGACCTGCCCCCAGGTCGAGCCGGTCGTGCAGTGATGCGCCTCGTCAGCAATGATCAGGTCGGGCTTTGCATACCGATCCAGCCGCCGAGCCAGTGTAAACACCGAAGCCACCTGTACCGGTTGGCGATGGTCAGAGATGTAGCCGGGCGCAATGACGCCGTGAGGCACGCCAAAGTCGCGCAGCGTGCGTCCGATCTGGTCGAGCAGTTCAACCCGGTGGGCGAGAATCCAGACGCGCAGGCCCTTCTCGACGGCGCGGGAAACCATGTAGGAGAAACAGACGGTCTTGCCGCCACCGGTAGGTAGTACCAGAAGCTGGCGGTGTTTCCCCGTGAGGAAGTTCGCCCTGGTGCGCTCGATCAGCGTGGACTGATAGGGGCGCAGGGTGATTGTCATGCGACCGCCCTCTGGATTCGCCGACCGATCCAGGCGACGACAGGCACCGCCCATGAATTGCCCAGGGCTTTGTATCGCGGGCCGTCGGGGCACTCGCTGGCGGGTTTCTTGCGCCAGGGAATGGCGGTGTAGTTGTCGGGGAAGCCTTGCAGGCGCTCGCACTCCACCGGGGTCAGGCGGCGGACGGCCATGCTTTGCAGCACTGCCGGCGTGCCCTCGCTGTTCCCATCGCGCAGCGCGTGGGTGACATGGGGGTTCAGGTCTTGGTTGTAGGTGTCGAACGCCACCGCCACCGCCTGCGCCGCAAACAAACTCCCATTGGTCGCACTGTCGTTGCCGTTCCACTTGGTGCCGTAGGCTGCGGTTAGGCAGTCTGCGGTTTGTTGGAATGCCACCGCATGGCTGTGCGCCACAGCGATCCCCATCGCCCCGTCCAGCGTGTGCGTGGCTTCCTCCTGGATGCCCCAGCCGTTGCTGCTGGTGTTGGCGGTGCGGATGCCGTATGCCACGGCGTGCACGTCCATCTTGGTCTGGGTGAAGCACAAGTCGGCACTGATGCCGGACCCCGACGGACCAGCCAAGTCATGGCGCCCGATCATGTTTCCCTGTAGCGCGCACACCGCAATCGGCGCCTCATGGTTGCAAGTCAGCGTTGGGCTGCGGTCTTGCGCTATCTCAGCGCCGCCTTGGCCGTGGGCCATGGTGATGACAGCACCAGCCAACTGGTTGCGGATCGGGCCGTCCTTGGCGCGGGTGTCCAGCGTTGGATTCAGGTCGGTGAAGCGACCGCCTCCAGGGCCAATCTCAACGCCTCCGGCAACACCTTCCCGCGTTTCTCTGCGCGGCGCAGTATCCCGGCGCACGCCGTCGAACTCAAGAAGAACCGAGGCGGGATCGAACCCGTCTCGAGAACTTGCGACAACGAACACACGGCGGCGTCGTTGGGCCACTCCGAAATGTTGGGCGTCCAGGGTCCGCCAAGCGACTGCCCTTTGTGGTCCATACACAGCACCAGCGTTCGCCCACTTTCCCCCTGGCGGTTGAACCGGGTCATCTTCTCCGGCAAGCCCAGCCAGAAAGCACCCGAACGCATTGTCGGCGGTCGATAGGACTCCGGGGACGTTTTCCCAGAAGATGATGGAGGGGGACTCTCCTCGCATACCTCGGACATGGTCAATTGCATCGGCGATCTCACAAAAGGTTAGGGATAAATTGCCGCGCTCGTCGTCCAGCGAACGACGCAGACCGGCCACGGAAAACGCTTGGCAGGGCGTGCCACCACAAAACAGATCGGGCGCTTCGACCTCGCCCAGCAGAATGCGCTTGGGCAGCGTGGTCATGTCGCCGTGGTTTGGCACGTCGGGGTAATGGTGCGCCAGCACGGCGCTCGGGAACGGCTCGATCTCGGCCAACCACGCGGCTTTCCATCCCAACGGATGCCACGCCACGCTGGCGGCCTCTATCCCGCTGCACACACTTCCGAATCTCATATCACTCCTTTGACTGTTGCGATTTTCGCATCATAGCAGAAGTGTCACACAGCCCCCTTGTCCCCACCGCAGTCAGTAATTAAATCCTCTGCGGCCAGCGGAACCCCCCGATCCCTGGCAATTGCCAGCAGCCTGCCCTGGCACGCCGTAGGCACAGCGCCTCCAGTACCGCGCTCTGAGCGAGGCTTCTTCCAGCGCTGGATGCTCGAGGGATTTCGCCCGACTAGCTTCGCTACGGCACGGATGCCACCAAAAACTTCGATCACTTTGTCAGCAGGGGTCATGATTAAAATTAGAGTTTAGGTGTTGTGATTATAACAACGATTGCCAAGCCTCGCTAGATGTGGCATCAGCAACGCATGGCTGGTGGAATGATGACGGTCGCATACCCGCGCCTAGGCTACGCCCAAGGAAAGTACGCAATACACCAGTCGAGTCGAATCACCGAAGCCAGCCTGGAATGGGCAGCGCCCGTCTTACTGATCCAGCCGTGAATGTAGCGCCAGCGCAACACAGCAAATAACCACACAAAGCAATAAGGATATGTGTTGACTTATGTTAATTTTCTGGCATGATGCGATTATCGCAACGCCCGTTGCACCGCCGCCCGACGGAATTCGGGGTAAAGGAATTAAGATGAAAGTGAAAATCGGCTCCGCATACGTGCGGAAACAAGCGTACATACCAGACCCAGACATGGAGCGCCTGCAGAGCGCTCTTCTAGGTGAGGAAAACTCATTAGCAGACCGAATAGTGCTGGTTGTCTGTTTGATCGGATTTGCTGTGATTGTTGGCCTTGGCGTCGCGGGGGTCTTATGAGCGCAAAAACAGCATACGTAGTCATGGTTGAAACTGAGATTGACCAGAACGATTTTCAAGAGAGCGTAGAAGTGGTGGCAATTTACGCCAGCGCATCCGAAGCAGATATGAGCGCCACACTGCTGGCTAAGTACGCGTCGTCAGGCAAACGCTTCTACACAATTGAAAAGCCTTTGTTTATTGCGCTAAGAAGCGGGAAGGAAACGAAATGACTTTCAAAACTGAAAGAGAAATAATGAAGATAGCTGATCATATTGAGGCATTGGCATTCAAAATGGTAGCGCCAAACGCATACACGCCGATGTTTGTCAGCCTAGCAAATGAAATACGAACAGCAATACACACTCGACTAGCGCAGCCAGAGCAGGAGCCGGTGGCGTGGCAAGTAATGGTTGAAAACGAGGCAACGAATCAGTTTTCAAAAAAAGACATGGCACATGACTGGTGTGTCCAGCAAAAACTTTCTGGGTCTCCTTATGCCTATTGGATTCGCCCCCTTTACACCGCCCCGCCAGAGCAGGAGTCGTTGGCGTGGTTGTACCCGGAAGGACTGGCGGCGCTTAAAGCAGGCAAGTGCTGGACGGCCTACGGAACAAAGCAGGACAAAGACAACAACATACCTATCTACACTACCCCGCCAGAGCAGGAGCGACGAAAATGTCAAGAGCTTACTGACGAGGAATTAATAGAAACTTTGAAATCTATTGTAGCGCCCTGGGGTCTTGCCCGCGCCGTTGAAGCAAAACTAAAGGAAAAAAACACGAGATATACACCAAATAAATTATTGTCCATGCTGATCAAATCGAAAAGGAAATGAAATGACAACCGAAGTAATACAATACACCACCGAGGCCGAATGGCTGGCGCACCGCCAGCGCGACATCACAAGCACCGAATCTGCCGCCCTTTTTGGTATGTCGCCATACGTGACCCATTACGAACTGTGGCATCGCAAGAGCACCGGAACCGCGCCAGAATTCAAAGCAAACGAACGCATGAAATGGGGCAACCGTCTCGAAGCCGCCATCGCGCACGGCATCGCCGAGGAGCGTGGATGGGAAATACGCCCGATGAAAGAATACATGCGCGACCCGGACGCACGGATCGGAGCCTCTTTTGACTTTCTGATCACCAATCACCCGGACGGAGCAGCGCACCTTGAGATCAAGAACGTCGACTACCTAGCATTCCGGGACGGCTGGATCGAGCACGACGACGGCACGGTCGAAGCGCCCGAGCATATCGAAATGCAAGTGCAGCATCAGATGCTGGTCTCCGGTCTCAAACGCGCTTACATCGGCGCACTGATCGGTGGCAACAGAACGGTAGTGATAGAGCGAGAGCGCGACGAGGAAGTGATCCGCGCCATACGTCACCGGGTCGCAGAATTCTGGCGCACGGTCGCTGCCGGTGAGGAACCGCCGCCAATCATGCCCGACGATGCCCAGGCAGTGATCCGGCTGCACCAGTACGCTGACCCAGGTAAAGTCCTTGATGCCAGCAACGATGCGAATATCGAAACGATGGTGACCAACTACAAAACGGCCAAAGCGCTGGCAGACAACGCCAAAGACGACGCCGAGATCGCCAAAGCAATGCTGCTTACCGCAATTGGCGATGCCGAGAAAGTCATCGGCCAGACGTGGAAAATAAGCGCCAGTATGATCGCGGATACGCCGCCAACAGTGATCACCGCCGACATGGTCGGCCAGACGTATGGTGGACGAAAAGGCTACAGAAACATGAGAATAACCAACACAAGCCGCAAAAACTAGGTTATACTGATGCGAAAATCGCAACACCAACCACCAACGAAGGAGCAAGTATGAGCAGCACAGCAGTAGTAGAAGTACGAACCGCCATCGAAAAAATGGCTCCACAATTCAAAGCCGCGCTTCCGTCTCACGTCCCGGTCGAACGCTTTGTCCGCACGACACTGACCGCCGTCCAGACCAATCCGCAGCTTATGCAGGCTGACCGCCGCACGCTGTTTGCAGCCGCCACCAAGGCCGCGCAGATGGGCCTGATGCCTGATGGCCGCGAAGGCGCAATCGTGACGTTTAAAGACCAGGCGCAGTGGATGCCGATGGTCGCCGGAATCATGAAGCTAGTCCGCAACTCTGGCGAGATCAGCACCTGGTCAGTCCAGGCGGTCTACGAAAACGACCAGTTCGACTTCTGCCTGGGCGACGACGAGCACATCACTCACAAGCCGACGCTGGCCAGCCGGGGCAAGATGATCGCCGTGTACAGCATCGTGACCATGAAGGACGGCGAGAAGTCCCGCGAGGTGATGTCGGTCGAGGATGTCGAAGCGATACGCCGCCGAAGCCGCTCCGGTCAGGCCGGCCCGTGGGTCACCGATTTTGCTGAGATGGCCAAGAAAACCGTGGTGCGCCGCCATGCCAAGCGTCTGCCACTAAGCACCGACATCGACGGTGTGATCCGCGAGGACGACGATCTTTTTATGCCACCCGCCACGGAAACCGCTCCAGCCCAGCAAGAAGCCCAGCAAGAAGCCGCAGAGCCAGCAGCGAAGCGCCCGAGCAGGCTGCAGCGTGTAGCCGATGCAGCGCCGTCAAAGCCAGAACAAGCGCAGGACGACAACGTGATCGAGATGCCGCAGACCGCCGAGATGCCGCAGACCGATGACTCGCCAATCTGAGAGAGCAGCTATGATCACAACCGCCCCTGACATCATGACACCCGAGCAGGTCGCTGAAGCGCTTCAAGTCCACATCGGCACACTGGAGCGCTGGCGGTTCCTCGGCCAAGGCCCCAGGTTTATCAAGATGGGCGAAGGCCGCCGAAGCGCAATCAGATACCGAAAGCAAGACGTCGATGACTGGCTTCTCGGGAACATGAAATGATCTACTCGATGGGCAAACCTGTCGGCGTCAAGCAGGCTGTGGTGAAGCAGGCTGTGGCGAAACAGTCCGTGGTGAAGCAAACCGTGGTCAAACAGGACAGCGTGACACCGCCACCGCCCAGGAAGGCAGTACGCCAGTGCGAACTGAGCGCAGAGGAACGCAGGCGCGCCGAGATTTACGGTCGCCTGCCGTTCAGTTTCTCAAAAAATTGGGATGCTCGCCTAGAGCCTCCCGCTTGAAAGGAATGAAATGACTGACATAAGCAAGCGCACAATTTGGTGGCGCTTTATGAACTTCCTTGGCTACAGGCGCGTTTTTTACCTGCAAAGCGAATTGTATCGAGGAAGCTGCTCCATTTTTTGTTGGGTTTACCATCCAAGAATTCCGAAGCGCGATTACACACAAATTGATTGGCCGTTCATTAACCAATTCTATCCAAGAAAAAAAAGACGCGCCACAGAAGAATGCCCTCAATGAGGCTTAAACGATACTTGAAAGGAATGAAATGAAAATGATGGGAAACCCAACAACTGCCGAAGATATGGCTTTCTGGGCGCAAATAGTGCTTGCCAACGTGTGGTTGGCGTCGGAATCCAGATGGTGGGCTTTGCCGTTTATCTTGATGGCGCTGGCACTGCGGCTGCCGTACTGGCTGCGCGCGTGGAAGCGGGGCCGTGTGGCCTAACGCCGAGTTCAGTGGTGAGCGTAGCGAATCCGCTTAAACGTTAAGTTATGTGAAAAGGAATGAAATGAAAATGATGAAACTTGTAATACTGCCAATCGCGGTATCGTACCTGACAACATCGTTTGTCTTTTGGCAAATAGACCCAAGTCAATGGTCGATAGAAAATCGCCTCGTTGCAATCATTGGTGTGATTTTTGTGGCAACGATCACATACCTGGTCGACTCTTGTGACGAATCGCCAACGATTACACTAGAACCGGAAGGGGGTGAAAAATGACTAAAGACGACATTATCGCACTGGCGCGGGAGGCGGGGTTTGGTAGCGCGCTTACGTACCATAAAGGTGAACTGCGACTTGAACGCTTCGCCGCATTGCTCGAAGCAAAAGTACGAGCAGATATGACTAATGTGATTAACAATGGTAAGACAGCGTTTCCGATTATCGGCCAATTGCAAGACGTTCGTGAAAAAGGCATGACCCTGCGCGATTACTTTGCAGCGAAGGCGATGGAGGTTAATCTTTATAAGTGCGAATGCTTTCCCGACGAGCATTGGCGCATTGGTGTCGCGCTTGATTCTTACGCAATGGCCGATGCTATGTTGAAAGCAAGGAGTGAATAAATGAGACTTGAGGAGATTTTCACCGCTGAAGAACTTTTGCTGATCGACTCAGGACAGTATCGGCCAGGGCGAGAGGCATTAGATGCAAAGCTGGCCTTGGTTTCAGCCATCGTGCGTGAGGCGTGCGCGAAGGTATGTGAGGACGCATCAAAGCCGCGAGAAGGTGAAATGCACAGCGATGCACAGTGGGCTGGTTTGGTACTCGCCACTACCATCCGAGCAAGGGGGAATGAATGAGCGATAAATATAGAGCATATAGCACAAGCAAGTTGGGGCTGAGATTGGAAAGGGTATGAAATGACTGACCGTAAATTATTAGAGCAAGCGCTGGAAGCGACGATGAGTGAAATGACCAAACCAACCCGCAACGACCGCCGCAAAGCGCGTGAAAACAAACGATACCCGACCAGATAACTACTGACCAAGGACAGCCATGAACCAAGCCGAACATTTAATCAAAATTCAAGAAGCCGCCAGACAACTGCCCAATCTGCTCGAAATGGGCAAAAAGGAACAAGCAGTTATTTTCCTGGCATCCACCATCATCGCCGCCGAAAAACTGCTTACCGACTTGCTCGACCCCAGCGCAGCGAACGACACTGATATCTAAGTCCGATGCGCCCCACATCGCTGTCGGCCATCGAGGCCGGTACTCTTTGCGTCATACGCCTCCCTTGTTTCGCATAGATGCAAGAACGTTGTCTTTATCACGACTGCCACGACTTGAGCCGAACTCAAACGAGTAAACGTCACGAACAGCCGCAGCCAGAACGCCAGCCACAAACATAATGGCATTGACCGCACGTTCAGGAAGATCAGCGTCACGAGCGACAAACCAAACGCAAACTACAAGCCCACCCACGGCCAGAACAGCTAGAACATCGGCGCGCCAGTTTTGCCGCCCAGCTTTGACGTACTCTGTATCGCGTGCGCGCGCGTTTTGCCGGTCTACCAAATACATAGCATCCCACTCTCGCTCGTTCGCCATAACGGACTGACGAAACTGAAGCGCAAGAGCCGGATCTGCCTTGATCGCTTCAACAGCTTGCAAAGCGTCGTCTTTCCCGGTGATTGCTTGAGCCACCTGGACGACCTGCTCTGCCGCTTGCTCGGCTTTATCGCTACCAGAAAGCCATTTGATAATTTTGGGCGCGTAGGGCGCGAGAGTCATAGCAATAGAAACCGGGTCCATCTAACCCTCCATCAAATCAGCAATACGAACAGCCCAGCCGCGCGAGAACGAAGGCCAGTTCGACAGGCGCGTCATGAAACGCAGACGCTGCGCCAAAATAGCAGCCTTCAAACTCTTCCCATCAGCAGCACGAGCAGCCGCCAAAGTCACTGGCCCGATACGTCCATCGTCAGCAACGTCCAAGGCACGCTGAACCCAACGAACAGACTGACCAACTCCAGAATTTACCGCGCCATCAAATACAACGTAGCGAATCTCAGCAGGCAGATCATCTGCACGAACAGCGTCCCAATAGTCTGCACGATAGATTGCCTTTGCCGCACTCACGGGAAGCTGGCGCATATCACCAGTATAGCCGTGCTTTCGCGCAACGGCCTCGGTGATACCAAATCGCGTCCGACCGCCAGGATCGTCAGCATGATCGCTGTAGTCGCCCTCATGCTTAAGCAGAACATCAAACGCTTGATCAAAATTCATAGCAAGCCCCTATCGCTTAAGAAAAATACTGATGATATAGCCAACAATCGCAGAAGAAACTGAAATAAACGTCATACCCATCCACAAACCGCCGCGCCCACGATTTGCAAGCGCCAGCAATTCCTCGATCTTAGATTCCATCTTATCGATCTTTTTGTCCATTTCCTGGACGCGCTGCCAAAGAACGCCGTACTTTACCGGGTCGATCCCGCCAGGATGTTCCTCATTGAGTACAGAATACCTCCACCGCAAATCGCGCGGGTCTATTGGGTCGACCATATAACACCACCCCTCGAAAACTTTACTTCTTTCTTTGGCAAAACCACATTACCTAATGTTGCACAAACGCTGGCAAACTGCGCTGGCCCAAAAATTTCCGGACTATTAAGACCAGCCGCCGCTCCAACCGCCTCGTTGCAAAACCACTTATTTCTACTATTTAAACGAAACGGAAACGCCGAAGCAAACGCGCCGAGCGTGTCGTACTTTTCACCATTGTGCTTATTGAACCAGCGCACCGCATGCAGAGTGCTAAAAACCGGCACGTCAATAATTAGCCAGTTCTCAGGATTTAGATGCACTCGATATTTTATACGGACGCCGCCGTCACGCAATGACGAACTGCCAATATCAAACGTGCCGTCATCATACTCAGCAAGTATAGCCTCGACATGCGTGACGTTGCAAAAATGTCCGCGCTGCACAAACCTAACAAGCGACCAACCAAGCCGAACAGAAAGCCTGTCATTTTTGTGCGATCCGATGTAGCAGGCGATCTTCATAGTGTCGCTGCTAGTGCAAATAAGTCATCGAGTTGTTGAGATGTCATCCCAAGTGTCGCGGATAAAGACTGAACAAGCGGTCTGTTTCGCTCAACAGTACTAGAAAATTCCCACTCAATACGTACCGCATCGCCTTGAGCGCCCGGCATTGATGCGACTGCATTATTGACTTGAGTGAGCAAGCCTTGTTGCAATAGCGCCAGACGTGCCTGTCGCATTGTGACGCTTGTAATGACAGGAACGGGTGGCGGGTTAGTTAATTCTGCCGCACGTATTGCATCAGCCTCAGCCTCTGTAATCTGAATTGCGCCAGCCGGAAGCAAATAAGCATAAGCGTTATCTTCGAGAAAGTGCAGTTTATTGTTTGTGTCTTTGTAGTAACCCATAATTACCTCAATTCCGTCCAGTTTGTAAATGACGTGACGTTGACTGTTGTGTAAGAAGCGCCCGGAGGAACAATACAGTTGGCACATGAAAATGGGTTAGCGTTGTTTCCGACTAACAGTGCGGCTATTAGGCCATTGACTTGAATAAAACCTGACCCTGATCCATAAACCGAAGTAACAAAAAGTTGTATGGGTTTGCCAGTCGTGTTGTAGTAAGTGGTGTTGATTGCTCTGCTTCCTGAAACATCCTGCCAAGTCTGACCATAGCCAATACTACCCATTGCAGTTATAGCTTGTCCACCAGCCCCTTGAATCAAACTCGGCGCAGTCGCCCAAGTTCCTGCTGTTGCTTGCGTCGAGCGTATAATTCCAAGAACCCTGTAAGCTACGTTGGCTCTAGCGGTAGTTGAGTAAATAACCGTAGAGCTATCTGCCGCTCCTGCCCCACCCTCGGCAGTTGTGGTTATCAAATTAGCTTCATCAAGCCGAGTGCCCCCCGCAAGGTTTACCGCCGCAAGTTCAATCGTGCCTGCATTATTTATTGCCAATACAGCAATATCAGATTGCACCGCATTTACAGTACCTAATGTAGAGCCTGACGAAATGACCAAATTAGCAGGGGTTCCGGTAACAGTCGTTACTGTTCCGGAGCCTAATGTTGTGCTTCTAAAGTCCAAAGAAAGCAATGACGCAGAAATAGTTAAAGCATTACCAGAAACCGAGGCAGAAATTGACTGAATCTTTGAGCCTAATTTTGCCCCAACTGCGGCACCATCAGCCAGCTTCGCAGTTGTCACCGACGCATCAGCCAGCTTCGCAGTTGTCACCGACGCATCAGCCAGTTTAGTAGTTGTAACACTATTATCAGGAACCACTGTAATAGAAGAAACCCATGCGCTGCCAGTCCATGTGCGACGCTCATTAGACACACTGTTCCAATATTCCGCTCCTACCTGTAAAGCATTGCCATCATTATCCAAGGTAGGATTGCTTGTCTTAGCGCCAAAATACCTGTCATCAAATTGGTCATACGATGCCGCAGCAGACGCAGCAGAAGCCGCCGCATTCTGCTCGGACGTTTTGATAGAGGCAATCAAGGCATCCGGGTCGTCAGTCGATGACGGCAACACCTTAACAGCCCGGTCGACTTCTTCAGCCAGCTGTTGGGCAATCATGGTCAGCTTGTCGAGCGCTTGCTCGTGAGATTCAGCCGGAAATGAATCATCGAACACATAGTCGGTATCTTGCGTCAATGGAACATTCCGAACGATTGTCAGCTTATCGCCGGTAAGCAATGGCGACGTGAGAGTGACTGTGCCGGAAGCGCCACCAGCCCCGGTCACTGAATAATCAACACCAAGATTTAGCGTGGTCTCAGAACCAGTCGTGCTGGTCTTTATTACGCGCAAATGAGAATTTGCCAAAAAGCGAAACGTGACCGTAAACGGCCCGGTCGTACCGGAGCCAGCGTAAGGCCCTGCTTTATAAACGGATGTACTAACGGTCATCGCAACCCCTCGAACAGTGAGATTCTAGCAACATGATATGAAAAACGCTACACCCCGGCCGCGAATTGAGATGGCGGGAAAATGAAATCCTGCCCGTTATCGCGCATAATACGCCCCTCCATTCGCCGCAAGAACCCAGGGTTCAGCGCCTCCTGAATTTGGTACAGAACGAGGTAGTCCAAAACGGGACGCAGATAAAACAGGTTCATAAATGGTGTGTTGTCTAGTAGCGCCTTTAATCCAACACCAGCCAGATCGTCCCCATTACGCGCCCGAGTAATCAGATCGGCAAGCGTATCCAGATTCCCGATTACCGGGCCAACCAGTGACGCGCTAAACGTCCTGCCCATGCGTGAATATTCACCAAACAGAAAATCGCCGTACAAACCAAGACCGCCGCCCTGCGCCATTGCTGCATACCACGTCCGTGGATCATCAACCGGTCTCGGCTCGCGCCCTTTCAGCATGTCTTTGATCGACATCGCCGCATAACCAAACGCGGTGTACAGACCGATCATTGTGGCCAGACCCACCATATCGCCTTTGCCTTTTTTCAGGTACTCACCCAAGGTGTCGTAGCCGCGCCCGTAAATCTCGCGCCCGAGCACCATCTGGATCATTGCGACAGAAAACGACTTAAACTGGCCGACATACCGAAGAATCTCACCGGGAACCGTGCCAGGCTTCGTGCCGCGCAGCATCCACGTCCTAGAACGCGCATTCGGTTCAAGAACCGCATGGTGGGCGCGATCAACCGACATGACACGCAAAGCCTGAGACAAATCGTCCAGCAGGTTCTGAACAGTCGCATCGTTGACCGTCCGCCCAACCAGTTGGATGTAGTTCTCAAGAGCAGCACGCGGAACGGTAGCCAGCGCGTCAGGCGTCATGTAGGCGCGACCGTCTGCCATTTTCATGGTGCCAAGTCGCAGCAAGTCCCACTTCCCAGCGTCAATGTTGTAAAGCGACAACAAGCGCTGAAGCTCGCCGTTCAGCTTGTCAAATGACTTTCCAGCATTTTGCGCCAGATAGTGCGAGTGCGACAAAGCCGCGCCGTCGCGCAAGGATTCAGTCCAAAAGTTCAGGCCGTTCCATTTGAAGAATTGCTGCATACCCCAAGCCATTCGCCCGGTCAGCTCTGGCGAATCGAACCGGGCAGCAACCGCGCCAATAACCGATTCATGGAACACGCCCAGCGAAGCCAGCACCTGGCGCTGCTCACCTTTTGCGCGACCCTGCGTCGCGCGCCCGATACCATCCAGCACGCCGGAAAATAGATTCTTGTTCCCCTGATAGCGAAGCTCTGCACCATAACCAGCCAGATCAGTAAACGACGAAATCAGCGCGCCACCCAGACGAGTCATCGCCGTCCATGCGCGCACAAACGAGCCAACCTTTGCCGCCGTGACGTTTCCGGGAATAAGCGTGGAACCATCTACCTGCGCCAGCATATTCATAATCGCGCCGCGTTGCGTGCGAAACTTTGACCGACGAGCAGGATCACCAACCAGGCTGTTCTCGTACTCATTCAAGAGCCTAGTCAGTGTCGCCTCTGGATTTGTCCCCAGGGTTTTCAACAGGGCAGCGGAACGCGCCGAAGCCTCCAGACCGGACAGCACGCTGTCAGCCAGACGACCCTGACCAAAGCGCTCGTTATATTCAAACGCAGCGATGCCATCCTTGAAGTACAGAACCCGGCTGACGGATTCCCGCTTGGCAAGATTGGAGCCAACACCAAACGCAGCAGTGTCATCCTCACCCGCCACCGCCTTCATGTGTACGCCAGCAGCGAAGTCGTCGTACATCGTGCGAAGCGAACTCATCGGATCATTTTCCGAGATCAGCCCGAGCCTGGTCATTTTGGCAACGTCAATGCGCTCCTTGACGTAAGCGACCCAATCCTGCTCACCAGCGTCTCTGATCTTGAACATATCGTGC